GCAGTGGTTAGTGGCACTACCTATCTTCTCTACTGCGTAAGCGTCGGCTTCCCTGATAGAATTCTTTCTGTCTAGTTTTATTTCTGAGATTGCCTGTGCTTCTTGTTCACCCGCTCTTAGGTTCCTTAATTGAAACCTACTCATTTCTTCCTTCTCAATTTCAGGCCGACCACCCACCGTACCTGTACTAGCAGAGGCATTTGCTATACCTGACATGAGGTTTTGGTATCCGTATAAAAGATCTTTTGGCAGCCTTTTTTGCTCCCTTTGAACCGAAGATCCCACTGGCAATATCAAATACTGCCTTTACTGTAAACATGGTTACTGGGTCCATAATATCTAATCTCCAAAGTCGTATTCGGCGTTGTAACCACTGATCTCAAAGCCATACGGGGCACTCTGAGTAATGTTTATCGTAGGCTGTGAGCCATACTCACCGACTACGGGGACAGAATAGAAGCCCGGTGCGTCTGCAACAGGGTCATATATGATCGTGGCTGGAACTTCCTTTAGTTCATAGCCAGCAGCAACAGCACCTCTAACCTGATTGAAGAGAATCCTTAACCTGCTCACATTCTTCTCCCTACCCAATGTAGAACCCTTACCGGGAACCATTAGTTCAGGAATATTGGGAGCAAGAGTCATGGTATAGGGATAACCAATGACCACCTTAGAGGGGGCAGGGCTAATAGCAGTTCCAAAAGTAAGTGTAGTGCCACTAACCACTGCGTTACCAATATAAACAATGTTCCCAGACGAATCTGTAACAATCGCAGAGACAGTATCTCCAGTAAAAGACGAAGAAACTGTTACGCCAGAAGTAGTAATTCCTGTTGTGTAATCTATGGCCCCGTCTACATGGTAATCAGATCTAAGTGGGTCCGATGTTAGATATATTCCACGCCGAGGTGCTGCTGGAGCAGCCAGATATCCAGCGACTCGTGCCCAAAGAGAGGCATTTCCAGAATCGTCTACAGTTCCAACAATGTCCTCTATGGTTCCGTAGTTCGAGTTGTTCCATTGAGACCAACCGTACACTCCATTTGCTGCATCCTTACTGAAACAGTAGAGATTTCCAAGGTTGGTCCTAGCAAACAATCTTTGGAACTCTGTACTAACCAGTTCTACTCGTTCTATTGTCTCGTTTTTTGTAAGATGTTTTGCAAACTGAAAAAGATCTTCAGTTTCGTATCTCTGTCTTCTCTCTGCATAGGATATGGCTCTGATTGTCTTCTTCCCCGTTGGGATGAACACAATGTCGTTACCAAAAATGATTGCTTCTTTAAGATATTCACTTCCGTAAGAAGATTGCAACTCGACATTCAAGGTTCCTGAAGATATGGGTACGCTAGTAATCACATATTCTTCTTGGGTCGTCCCTACAAACAACTGGTTGAACTGACTCTTTAACCAAGAGATTTTCCCGCCAGCCTTGGACGAGATAATGAAGGAAAGACCATCGGCATCTAACGAACCAGTATTAAAATTCGTCAGTTCATTAGATTTGCTAGATATTATCGTTAGTCCTAAGTTCTGGATCTCTGGGAGAGCAGACAAGGCTACTGTGTCTCCATCAAAACCAGCAAGGAATGTGCGTTCTTGGTGAATCTCGATAGTGTTTATACTCAATGGAGTTATATCTTGAGTATGACCAGCAGGAGTATCACCAAAATGATTCAAGGCATTACCAGTAAGTTTCCAGTGTGCGCCCCATCCGGGACCACCGTAGTTCCCAATGTTAACGGGCACATTCCTTCCAACTGAAGGATCAAGTTTCTCACCCCACTCCTCGATTTCCCACTCAGATATTCTAAAAGTGCCAGAATCCTCAATCGGATAAACTTCACCAATGTTATTATTGTTTCGATAGGTAGCAGATTCCGGCAATTGTGTATTTCCGGGATACAATAGTCTTCCAGTTGCTGCGAATTGTGGAGTCGTCGCATTAAATGTTTTGTAGTTATTATGGCCTGACCCAACCAACTGTACTGAATCATAATCGGTTGAAGGATTCGATTTCGAGGTTCGATCTCTTACTAGTATACTAGGGAAGAATCCATTTTTAGGAGTAGGTAGACCATCCGCAAGAAGTCCATCACTGGAGGCTAGGAATATTTGAAGTGTTTTACCATCATTTGAATCCCAACCTGAAGGATTGGTATTTTGTTCTCCTATTCCATGTCTAACCAAGATGATGTTGATTGTGGGAGATTGGGGTGTGCCTATATCATAGATCTGTTTGTTAGTAATAAAAAAGTGTTGTTCATGTTTAACAGCAGGACTTGGATCCATATTAAAGGTTATAACTATCTTCCCAACTTTCCCAGGTTCCAAAACAGATTGAATATCTGAATCAATCTGAGGACAAAACGCAGTGTTCCCTCCCGCAACAAGTCCCGTTTGGATTCCGCTTTGAACTGTTCCTGGAATATTGATATAATTTACAACTGCTCCATAAATAACACCGGGAATAGTGCTGGCCCCACCAGGGTCTGGAAGGCTGTTAAGAACCTTTCCAACAGGTAGCCAGTTTCGATAAGGTCCAGCCCAACCCAGCGTTTCGACATTTTGAGCAGTAGTACTCATGCCTCCACCTTGATGGAAGTTCCAAGAACAATTGTAACTCGTAGGAGATATATATCCCCCAGTATTTAATGTTAAAGTTCTACCCCAATAGTTTGATGCTGGGGCTAGAAGATCTGGCCCAGTGCCAGATTGTGCTTGAAGGAGTCGCTCAGGAATAACATACATATCTCCATCATCATTGTCATCAAACCAACCCGATCCTGAAGTTAGCACTGTTGCAACTCCGGTATTTACAGGATCAAAAAGTCGTTGACTAAATTTCATAGTAACTGGTGGGGTGGAATTTATAAGATGTGCTGATATATCAATGGTATAACGAAGGCTAGAATAAGTAGTCCCAGATTTAATCATCTCATGTCTGAATAAACCCTGATTGGTTAGCACAATCAAATCAGGTCCACGATATGCAACATCCAGAATCATGCCTGTGAAGGTTTGAACTGGGTGGTTAAAAGAACTGATCGAATAGGTGGTTGTCCCACCATAGATCATTATCCTATCGCCATAACCAGTCACATATTGGTAGGACTTCTCTGTTGCTGTCTGGTATGCCGTGTCGTCTACGCTTCCCCACCGCTTGGCAGCAGAACCCGTACTCGACAGAAGGGCGTTAGTGAGCGTCTGACAGCCCCTCTGGTAAGGCTGAGATTCGTACTGTGCCCTGATGTTCGGGTCCACTTCTCCAAAACCAAAGGATTGTTGTGCGATATAGACCATTAGTTCCCTATGTATCTAACACCCAGAAGGCTGGTATTTCCGAACATTTGAGGTGTCCCCTCTTGGCCGTCAATCCCTTTGGCTGCTGTGATTGCCTCTTTAGCCATAGCATCTAGTTGTGCTATCTCACTTGCAGACTTACCAAAGTTGGTGGCTACATACACAGCCAATGCCATCCCCATAGCGTGTTGGGTTGATGGCCCAAGCAATGCAACACCCGCATCGTTTATGTCTGCAATGTACTCAATTGTCGCTTCACTTTCATTTGTGAGTAACGCTCTGTAATTTTTAGAAGATATTGTTATGATCTCAATCTCCCACCTGTTTATATCAATGTTCGCATTGCCTCCAATGTGCTTAGGTCTGTTCTCTAGACCGTTTAACCTCCAGATACGCAATGCGTTATCAGGCAAATCCCAAGCATAATCCCACCTACCAAGGGCAGGGTTCTCAGTTTCCGTTGTCGTAAGTTTAATTAACTTAGCCGTTTTCTTGGCTCCGTTCCACATATGATCCGACAAGAACTGTTGTCTAAAGAGAGGGAATACATTTGAGAGTAACTTCTGCTGGGGAGTGCTACCCTCTACCTCTGTTAGGGTGCTAATCCCCAACGTGTTTAATGCTGTGTTCCATACATCTATAACTGCCAAGGCATCTACCTCCGTTAAAAGTTCCGAAACTACTCCTGCGAAGCCCGAAATGACCACTTCTATTTCTTGGGCTGTTGGACCTACCGCTGAAACTGTATC